TGGATTAGCAGGATTGTTAGCGCCTCGGCTAAATGCTACCTGGCTCTGCCTATTAACTACTCTTAGCGGTGTCTTTTCAGGGCTTGTGTTAGTGCTGTATTCAGGATAGCTGCCGCTATTAGCACAAAGGTAATCTACTAACATCTGAGTATAGTAGTTAGCGTTCTCTCTTGCCATATCTCTTAGAGCTGATAGCTCACCTTGAGTAATGGCTGTAGTGTTCTCAGATTGGCGTGTAACTAAGTTACCGTTATCATGCTTATACATAAGCATTGGATAGAGCTCCACCATGGTCCACCAAGCTGTAGGCTTAACGATGTACTCATTTAATAAAGTCTCATACACTCCGGCTAAAGTGTTATTAAAAATATCATCTTTAATCTTATTGCTAAGATTAGTGCCGAGCCAAAGAGTGATGTACTTATCTTGTGCTAAGTAAATTGCAGGCCTAATTAAGTTAGTATCTACAGCCTCGTTGAGCTGAGTATATTTCTTTAAAAATTCCTCGTTAATAAAAAGTATTTCGGGTGCTATTGCCATGGTATTAGTGTTTAATTAAATTGGATTAACTCTGCCATTATCAGGCATATCAAATGGGCGAGTGTTAGCTGTAGCAAAGTCTTTAGCTATATCTTTTAAAGGCATTCCTGCTCTGATTGCTTTTGCTACTGAGATAGGATCAGATGATTCTAAGCCATTATCTGCAATGAATCTTCCCTTCTCTCTCTTGCGGAAATAAACTCTACGCTCAAAATTATGCTTGCAATTTACTCCACCTTTATACAGCCATACTGAATAAGTAGTGCTGCCTCTTTGTGCTAACCCTGGATTTAAAGTATTAGTATCAGGCTCCATGGCTTGCAAATCTTCGTAACGATATACATAACCATTTTGTGCAGCGTTAGCCATTTGTCTGCAGAATTTTCTACTTTGTGCGCTTGTATTTTTTGTGTAAGCGTATCTCACCTTGTATAAGCCGCTATCCATTTCAGATGGCTTATCAGGATCAGAGTAACTTCTAACTGATGCAAGATTAACAGGCTCAGCTTCTATAAGCTCCCACTCCTCTTCGTCTACTATCTCGCCCTTATCTTCTAAGAATTCACACCACCAATTCTCATCCTCATCTGTAAAAATTGGAGGCTTCTCTTGTGGATCTAAATTAGTCTTTTTTTTTTCTTCAGATAGTTGAGTTGTTGCATTAGTTGCAACAGTTGGTAATGCAGCTACTTCATCTGCAAATATATCGTTAGCCTCAATATAAATATCAGCTACTATGCCCATACCTCTAAATATCTCCTCAAGTGATTCCGTTACAATTTGTTGGTAAGGCTCAATGATGTTTCTATTAAAGATTCTGTAAGCTGATTTCATTTCATCAGCGTTACTACCTAATCCTCCTGCATCTCTGATACCAAATAGTAGAGGTGAAGTAACTCGGTGAGCTCCTAAGATATTCTCTCTCGACTGAGTGCTTAACTCTTGCCACTGCTTATCCGCATCAGTCATAGGCACAAGGTCTAAACGAGGTGCTCTATCTGAAGATTCATTAAAAGTAAATACTACCTTACCGGCCATTTTAGCACTTACCATAGTTTCCCAATTCCTTCTAATAGCTAACTGCTCCTCAGGATCGGGAATACCATTGTTAAAATGCAGCATGTAAGATGGTGCCATACCATTACTTAAGAAAGCTCGGTAAAACTCACTGATCTCTCTTGTAATTTCTATGTAATTGATAGCGCTGTAGTAATCAGGCTTAGGATAGTAAGCACTGCCTGGAGTCATTATCCCCACAAATAGAACTTGAGAAGGCTCATCTGATTTTGAAGTTGGATTATACATTGGGATAAATACCGGTATATTCTTTTTCTTACGCATATCATTCCAATCTTTAGAATAATAAACGCCAGGTATAACATCTTCATCATTAGCAACAGCCAGTCTGCAATTTTCATAGGGCAAATGGTTTATCTTTGCTACAGTGTTTCTATCTACGCTCCAAATAATCTCTAAGTAGTAACCCCCTTGCATCTTTGCATCAAGCGTTATAGGCCTTCTAATAGTGTTTAATTTCAATCTATCGATCTCACGTTGAGCAGCAGGATTAGAGCTCTTAAACTCCTTCCCTGCTATCATGAAAGCTATGCTCATAGTAAGTGCAGAGTGCACCGGTGAGCTGTAGTATAAATCTATTAAGTAATTAGGAAATGAGTTAGCCTCACCTAATGTTACCCATCCCTTAGGAGTCTCTTTCTCGTTAGCTTCCTGTGGCATTGCTGCGCCAAGATTAACTAACATAGGTGCTGAATGTTTTATTTTATCCATTGTATGCAATGTCTGAATCTATGGTTAGGTTAGGCTCTGTAAATCGGGGAGTAGTAATATCTTCTACTATTAAGTAACCCCTCTGTATCACTCCCTCTACTACAGCATTTGCAGGATCTAAGTTAGTGTTACTATTCTGCCCGTAGATAATATAACTAAACCTCGCTGGATAGTTAATTAGTAGGCTTGCTGATAGTGGTACATTGGCATTAGTGCCTATCTCTATGGTAGTGTACCTATCATTCTGAGCTATCTGAGTAGGGATAGCGTAAAGCTTCTCAAGTGTCTGCTCGTTAGTTAATTCTAACAAGTAATCAGTATAGGTATTAGCAAGCAAAAGCTCCCCTTCCTTAAGACTAAGGTAGAGGAGCTGTGCTGCTGTATTTTTTAGTAAGTAAATCATGCTTTAAATATAGCACAATTTTTCTTACAATGTAGCTTGAACTACAGTAACTGTAGTAAAGTCTTGGAATGGAGTATCTCCAGCATCCTGATCTAACAAGTATGCTTTATCTTTCTCTTCGCCTGTGAAGGTAATAGTATATCCTACCATGTCCCCCTTAGCTGCTCCTGTAGCTGTAGTAAAGGCAGTAACTTCTACACCATCTTTGTAACCACACATCCAAATATTGTCGTTATTATCTTGTACAAAAAGTACATTGCGACCTTTAGATATATTTTGTAATTGTAGTGAACGTGCAGCAGTCATGCCATGGAACATAGCCACAACAGTTTGTGTGTAATATACAGTGCCATTCTCAATGCTGATAGCAGCCTCTTCGGTGAATGATCCTGTGTGCTTAGGTAGCTCAAATTCGTAAACATCTCCTGTTGTTAGAGCAGTAACTAAGTTAGTTCCTCCATTAATAGTAGCAGTGTTTGCAAATACAGCGTATTCTCCTAAGTAGATAGCTTTGATGCCACCTATCGCCTCTTTACATGCGATTAAAATTCCTGCGGTAGTTAAACAGCTCATAGTTATTTTATATTAATTAGTTAAATATTCTTTGCAAAGAATGGGCGCTGCTAATAGCTAACCCACTCTTTTAGCAAAGGAGTATTATTTAGTTATCAAATCCGATAACGATGTCCCCAAGTACAGCGTACTGAACACCAGCTCTGAATCTCATAGCCATTCTCACGTTATCAGAAGCATCTGTGAAGCTCATGTCTACTACTTTTACCTCGTTGAAATCTGAAGTCAAATCAGTTCCGAAGTTTAAGTTAGCTACAGTTGCAAGGATAACTACTGAATCAGATATACCTGGGCAAACATACACATCATAACCGTTGAAGGTCAATGGGAATTGAGCAGTACCTTGGAAAGTCTGAAGGTATCCTACAGTAGCCAAAGCTTGACGGTAAAGTTGAGCAGTCTTACGGTTAACGTAGATTTTCAAATCAGGTGAACCTACTAAAGTTGCAGGCAAAGCATCTGTACATAATTGCAATTTAGCAATCACGTTAGTAGCATCTAAAGATACTGTGAAATCTACATCGGGAGTACCACCTTTACCGGCATCGATTAAGTATTGCAATCCGTTGAATCCTGTGAATCCTGAAGATGGCCAGTTACCTTTCCAAATATTGCACTCGATCTCTTGTGCTACTTTAGCAGCCAAGTGAGAGATCAAAAAGTCAGAGAAGTTAGCAGGAACTACATCATTGATAAATCCACGACCTGTTTGAGAAGCTTCCCAATCACGTGTAAATTCTGCCTTACAAAGTTGGATATTAACCATAAGGTCAGTTACAGTCAATACTTGCTCCTGTAGAGTAAGTGCTGATGTAGAGTTGTCAAAGTCGCATCCAGCAGCTTTAACTAAGCCTGTTGAAGCCAAGATTTTAAGTACAGCTTTGTACTTTACATTTTCCTTTACGGTAATGTAGTTGTTAGCAATAGTATCTCCTGAAAGAACTGCTGCTGCAATGTACGGTAGCGCTAATTCGCCAGCGTAGGTTGAGGTGATGGTCAAGTTATCAGCCATGTTTTTTTGTTTTTGTTTTTGTTTTTAGTTGTTTTTGTATCTTGCTACTATAGCACGAGTTCTATCTTCGATATTGCTCATTGCTGTAATGTTTAAAGGTGCTTGAGGTGTAGCCTGGCGTGCCTGCTTTACAGTAGTTGCTGCCGGTGCTTTACTTAGCTCAGTAATTTTCTTCTCAGCAGCGCTTAGCTTAGCTTCGAATTCAGAGATGATGTTATTTAATAACCCCTCTACTTGTTCTTTGCTGTAAGTCTCAGCTACTTCCTGCTCTATTTCAATCTCTACAGTAGGCTCTTCAGTAATAGCCTCAGCCATTGACTCGATTACGCCTGCTGCTACAACGATAGTAATACCGTTATCCATTGTGTATTCACCATCAGCAAGAGGTGTAGGGTTGCCATCGGCATCCATTACGAATACATCTACGCCCTCTGCAAATGCATCAGCACTTGAATAGATCATAGTACCATCTGCTAAAGCTCCTTCTACAGCCATTGCTACAGGTGTAGCTTCCGGTGAAGGTGTCTCTTCTACTGATAGCTTTATCCCATGCTTGCTCAGCATCGGAGTAAATTTGTTTAGAATGTCTTGAATCATGTTCATAGTTTATATTTATTAGTGGAAAAAATTACAAATTCATTTCAAGCTCTTTAGATAATTCAGCTAATAGCTTCTCTAAGTCTTTCTCAGTTACGTTAGTTTCACTCATTGGAGCAAACCATCCCTCTATAGAAAAACCTTTTACTTCTCCATTCTTTACAGCTTGCCAAGTCTTATCATCATCTACCTTTACTCCTATCATCCAAGTACCTTCAGGCAACTCAAAGCCATAATTCATGCTCTTATCATGTGCTCCTGTAGTTACCCAAGATTCTACTACTGTAAGATTGTTTACAGGCATCTCATGCTGTATAGTATGGTTATGGTGCATGTTTCTCTTTAGGAACTCCTGAGCTGTTTGCTCAATGGTATCTTTAGAGTAAGTAATAAAATACTTCTCACCGTTACCATCATACCTAACTATAGGTTGGTTTGGAATTAAGGCAGGACCGTACAGCATGCGCTTCTCACCATCCTCTACTCTTGCTAATAACAAGTTAGATTTAGATAGCGCTACAAAGTCTACCATAATGGCAGGCTCAGATACTAAGCTTACAGCGTAAACGCCCATGTTATCCTCTTCCTCTCCGAGGCCATACTCTATTAACTTTAATTTGTCATTCATGTCATTGCTTTTTTAGTAGTGGAAAAAATCTATAAATGTGATTGATCTATTATCTTTTGACGTGCCTCTAATGCGTTGGCTACGTTGCCTGCAAGTACATAAGTCTCTACTGTACCTGGTGCGTTGTTATTAAAGTTACCTCCGCTAAAGTCTACAGCTGGTGCATTAGGCTGATTGCCTCCTCCACCGCCCGGTGTATTCATAGATGTATCAGGAGTGCCTCCACCAAATTGAGTCTTAGCAATTTTAGCTACGTTAGCAAATCCCATTACTCCTACTATGCTTGCTTGAATTATACGAGCAGCAGTAGATGGCATTGTTTCATCTTTCAAAGCTTTGTTTATTGCTACGTATGTATCAAATAAAGAAGCTGCAATAGATAGTGCTTTCTGTACGTTAAATTGTCTGCGTGCAGTTTTCTCAGTACGTGCAGTAAAGCTATCATTAAGCGCTATCAAAGCTTGCAAGCCTTGGGCTATTTGTAGCATTCTCATATCTTGAGTTTTCTTGCTATATTCTACTTCCTTATCTGCCCATTTCTTTTTTATAGCATCCTCTTCAGCTAACTGAGCATCTAAAAATACCTTAGTATCTACACCTCTTAAATCAGCTTCGGCTATTAAGGCATCATACTTATCTTTATTAATTTGAAGCTCTTTATCTTTCTCGCTTAATAGTCTTAATTCATTAGCCTTACCTTGTTCTAATGCAGCATTACTGATAGCATTATACTTTTGCTTAGATTCTTCTTGTATAGCTAAATCCGCAACTACTTGTTTATCATATTCAATCTTAGCATATTTATCTCTAATGGCCTGTTCCTCTTCTTTATGAAAAGTTAATAGAGCTGCCATTGCTTCAGCTGACTGTTTAGCTTGTTGGTATGAAGCTACCTCTAACTTTTGACGCTCACTTAATAAAAATAACTCTTTATCTAAGTCGCTTAAATTTCTTCTATCCCAGTCTGCTAATTCTTTCTTAATAGTTAGCAATTCATCCGCTAACTTCTTTGCCTCTGCTTCACGTTGTGCTTTCCTAACTGCTGCCGCCTCATCAATTTTACTCTGTTCTTCTGCTGTCTTAGTATTGTTCCACACTTCAACACCTTTTTCTTTAATAATCTTTAAGTCTTTTTCAGACTGTTTAATTAATTTTTCTTGGGCATCTACCTTAGCCTGTGTATTTTCTAAATCACGTCTAGCATATTTTGCTTTTGCGTCAGTATTACCCCTTTCACTATAAGCGTATTCTGCTGCTTTAGCTAATTCTACATTTAAATTTTCTTGCTGTTTCTTTTGATTAACAATAGCTACTTCTAATTTTTGTGCATCATCAATATATTGTTGAGATGCTTTAATTTTAGCTTGTTGTAATGCTACATCTTTATTACCTTCTGCTACAATATCTTGCGCCATGCTATGACCTTCTGCAATCGTAGCGTTTAACTTGGCTTGTTTCTCTGCCCTTGTATCTTCTAAAGCTGAACGAGATTCACTTATAGCAGCTTGCTCTCCTTCTAATAAAGCTAACTTATACGCAGCAGTAAGCTGTTTATCTTTTGCATCTAATACGCTTAATTCAGCTTGGTATATTTCTCCTGCGCTGGCTTTTGTTGATTTGAGTAGTGTTACATTTCGCTCTAATACTTTTGTTTGACGAGATAATAAATCTACTTGCTGTTTTAATGATTGAATCATTCCGCTTTTATTACCTACTAAAGCTTCTAATTCTTTCCAATAAACAATAACACCAATTACAGCAGCAGCTAAAAAGAAAATAGGATTAGCTTTGATAGCTTGTCCTAATCCTTTTAATGCGTTTTTTCCTGCTGTTAATAAATCTCCAAATCCTTTGCTTATATCTGAAGGCCTTAATCTACCTAAATTACCTGCTACTAAATTTACCGATTGGCTTAATCCCTCAAAGTCAAGATTTCTTATTTGACTTCCCATCATGCCAAAAGAATTACTTAATCCTTCTACAGCAGGGCCTGTATTTCCTTTCACAGCATCAGCTGCATCATTCATCCTATCCTTAAGCTCACCCATCTTCTGAGATAGCTCATTAAATTTCTTTGTGCCTGGATCAAATTTTTCTTGCTCTTTTCTTAAAGCTGCATATTGTTGCTTTAATCCTTTAGTAGACTCTTCAACCTGAGTAGTAGAATTATCTACTTTCTTTAGCTCTTTGTTAATCTCCTCTAATCCTGCAAAAGTTCCATCATCGTTAAAGAGGAGCTTTAATATCATCTCTTGTGTAGCCATTATACTATGCTATAAATTGTTAATGTAATTAATCCTACCAACCCTATAACTATAGTGTAATTAATAGCTATTATTTGCCACACCTTAAGCCTTGCATGGTATGTACCGCTTGCTTGCTTAAACTCTTTGCTCTTACCCTGCACTCCTGATCTAAGTAAAGTCATACTAAGTATGATGTCATTTTGTGGGTTTGTCATATTATAGGTGTACGTTGGAATTTAGATTGAGTGTATTGTATAGTGGCGCTGATTACTGCCATTTTTCCTGTATGCTTGCACTCTAAATAAGGCGCTATCTTATTGCTTACTATTGGCATGTGAAGCTGAAATGTGTT